TTATCATATTTTGACAAAATCGATTGATTATTTTCAACTGAACAAATCATTCGATATTCTCAATAAAAAAGCCATTTATTTGGATAATTTACCTATCACACATGATTTTATAATGGCAAATGACAATATTGTTCTCACAGATTCGCCTTTTTCGTTTCATATTGACGACATAACTAATATAAGAGTTCCTGTAAAATTCAACAAAAAAAGGCCAACAAATATTCATATAATAAACAAAACCGATTTTTCTATCAATAAATTCATTTCGAATGAGAGTTTTTACATATTTCATTATGCTGATTTGAAAGATTGCGATGAGTGTATTGATATTTACGCGCCAGTTTATGAAGATGTGAATTTTTCAAAATTGAGTATAAATGGTAAATATAGAAAAATATCTATAAACAAACTTACAAAAGAAGTGAAAATGGTTAAAAATGAATTATTAGAAAAATTCAATTTGGATTTTCCAATAAAATACAAAAATAAGGTAATATTACGTAATATTTTCAATAATACAATCAATGGATTCGTAATATGTGAAAATCTTTATATAAAACATATTCTTTTTCTCAAAGACAAATTCATTTGTGGAGAACCGGCCATAACTGAAATTGATAATGTACCTTATTTGATAAGTTTTGGTTATAATTCTGAAAATAGTTATCTTATAATAATCGATATTGAAAATTATAAAATAATCGAGATACCATTGAATGTAAATGTAAATATAGGATTTCATTCGATATTCACGAAACAATAATATTTTCGTTATTTCACATAATATATATTATTCAATATCTATTATGATAGTTTTATTTACACAAATATTTGTAATAACATAGGTTGTTATTAATATAAACCCAATCATTCGTGTTCTTTTGGTAACATTCTGTTATATAGCTAGAACCATCATCATCATTCATTTTCCATAGAATATCTTTGAAAATACTATAATGTGCTAAAAACATAGGCGTTTCTATTTTAAATTCGGTAATATTATCACCTACTAACCGGTTCTCTTCATTGAATGTATACAATTTATTTTTATCTAATATTTTGAATATTTCATAGAAATTGGGGTGTACACTAGTATTATCATCTAAAAAATAAACATAAGTTTCTTTTTTTTGTATTTTATTCAATGCGTAATTATACAAAGAATTTTCATTATTATCTCCTGTCTTTGATATGTATTCTTTTATCTTGTCTTTGAATATATCATATTCAAATAATTTTGGATTATCTATGAAGTCTTTACCGTTGTAAACAATAACCCATTCGTTAATATAATCAAAATTGATTGTTTTTCTTATTTTCATCATATTTTCAACATTAGTTGCTAATGTTACAATAGTGACATTATTTGTTTGTTTAAACAATGGTTCTCCGTTTTTCACCAATACAAATACTTTGTCATTATTCCAATTTCCAGAATATCTATTATTATGGTCCATAGCTACAAAATAAAATGATTGGAAATTATGTAGTACGTGTTTCAATCTATCTATATATTCTTGTTCATTACGATGTTTCAAAACATCTTCTATTATTAAAATTCCTCCTGGTTTCATGAATGTATGAGCATTTTCAATGAAACGGATTTGGTCTTCAAATTCATGGGTTGAATCCTCTATTATGATATCATAGAGTACATTTTGGTTTATGAAACTTGAAACTATGCTGTCCTTGTTTGTAATATCCATATGAGATAATATTACTCTATCTCTTTGGTAATAAGAATTGAAATTATTTATCAAAAAGTCATGATATTCGAAACCATATATTTTAGAATTTGGAAAATATTCATCCCACATCAATATGGATCCACCGTCCAAAATACCTATTTCAGCTATATTCATGTTCTCATATCTTCGATTTTCAAATAACAAATTATAAAAAACACTATACGGATGACTATGTTTTCTATCGGAACCCTCTAATTGAGAGGATTTATCGGTATCCCATTTCTTTCCTAATTCACACAAAACACTTTTGCTGTTTTTGAAATGGATATCGAATGAGTATGACATTGATAAATATATTCAATGCCATTTTTTTAAATTGTTTGGAAAATATATTCATTCGACTATATTGACATGAATATTTTATCCAATTCATCTTTATTTTCATGTGCGTCCATATAACCTTTTTTCACCATATCATTGAAAATAAATTTACTTTTCGAAAAAAGAGTCGTATAATCAGTAATTTTCAACTTTTTTTTATTGGTATCGTTTTTGTTCCAAATACTAGGAGTTATATGTAAAACTGGTTTTGTAATATTCAAATATGGATATTTACTGAAACCACCATCAAATGAAATGAAATTCTGATAAATATTGGTTAATCCACCAGTTACCATGGGTATATGAGAACTTGCTATACAACAATTAACGGCATCATCTAAACTATCGAATCCTGAAAAAATGGTAGTATTATGAGTACATTGATTCACCGTTGTTACCCCAATAAACAATCTTCTCAAATCGAAATCATTGATAGTATACTTATTTATTATTTTTGACTTCAGTTTTTGTTCCATATCATAAATACTGGATGCGTTTTGAACGCTATTATCTATTAATTGTTCTTGTATTTCGCTCATATCTCGTTTGAAACATAATAATAATGAATTCCATGCTCCAGCCGAAGCTCCAGAAAAAATATAATTTTCTAAATCATAATGTTCTTTTATGTATTTACATATTCCTAGTACGTAAAACCCTTTATAACCACCAGGTGAAATGGAAATCAATTTCTTGTTTTTGATAAATTCATTTTTATTAATATAATTGTCGACCTCATTTTCTTTGTACCAAGTATCTTTTCCAATATCTCGTATAAGTATCGAATTCAATTTATGTTTTTTTATGGAATTACGATTTTTGATAAATGATACTAAATAAGATGGAAATTTGTTTTTTAAATCCAATCTGTATAAAAGTGAATTCTTCATTATCAATAATATCAAAAAAACTTTGTACAATATAATAAAATTCATTATTCTTTTATATAATTACTTATTATTATTAGCATTATTTTACTAATAATGATAAAAAATTGACTAAATGAAAACTAGCAAAGTTGATTTATATAAATAATTCAAACAATGGTATTTTCTCCAAGTGGTTCTTTCGTGGATATATTCGGAGTAATGTGTTTAGCTGGATTATGTATTGGATTCTTATGCTTCATGTATCGAATCATTTATGGGTTGTTTTGTTATAATGGAATAAAAATTTATAACAGAAGTGAATCTGATATCAATGATGCGAATACAAACGATAATGTTGATGTTGTTGTATCAACGATAAATACAGTTTCTTTTGTAAATGAGTATGATATTACAAATATTCCAAATGTTTCTTATGTAAATAGAGAAGATGAATTTGATATTGATAATGAAAAAAACTTACCTGTAGCAACTATAGTATAATAGATATTCATTCGATTACATAAAAAAAATATAATTTTTTTTGAATTATATTTTGTTAAGCCATCCATCCGCAAAGGAAAAAATTGAGATAAACTCATATTTTCGTTGGTTGTAATACAACTTTGATTATACTTTACAATTATAAAAATATATAACACTATCTAATAAAATTCTCTAATATTTACGATATCATTTATGTTGCCTTTTTCTTGACTACCTTCTTTTTAACAGGTTCGACTGCTGCTGCTGCTACGGTTTCTTGTTCTACCACTGGTGCTGCTTCTACTTTTTTGACAACCTTTTTAACTACTGGTGCTTCTTCTTCTTTTACTGGTTCTACATCATCATCACTATCTTCGACTAATGTATCAGTTACTGGTCCAGCTTGAACCGATTCTTGTAAATCTTCTTCATCATCTAAAACTGGCACTATTTCTTGCTTTTCGATAGTTTGTAATTCATCTGTTGATAATTGAATATGACAACGTCCATATACGCTTTGAGTTTCTTGTGGTTTGACTACACACTGGATTAATTTCCATGTTACTCCCCAACCTTTACCACCAAACCATAATCCACCACATTGTAATACACATGCTACATTACTTTTCTTTGGAACAAAATCCATTGGTGTCATATTTTCATTATCACAAGGGAATAACATAGTTCCCTTTGTATCATAAACCTCAACCGCCCAACGATTACTATAATTTGGCACTTTTGCGCGAATAGATGGAGGTTTAGTTGTATCAATCTTCTTTGTTTGTTTATCTTTACTATATTTCAAAAATGGAAAGAATGTATGTTTTGCTACTTCACGTGACATTTCTTCACCAAACCATGCTTCGCTATTTCTAACAGCGTCGTCTAAAATTTGATTTTCAAATGCTTTTAGTTTGTTCAAAAATTCAGTAGTATTTTTTGTTTCATAATCACTATTCGGGAAATTCAATGACATACTGAATTTACCATCTGATTCACCGGTCTTTTCATCAACATAATCACTAATACCCCAAGTCATCATTAATGGTGTTGAAACATGTAACGAACGATTAGTTTGAGTACTAATGATATTAATTGATTTACCTCCACGGTCATTTACTTTTGGCTGCATATAACGAATACTTGATGTATTCCATTCTGAGACTGGTAAAACAACTGGAGTAGATGTAGATTGCTTTGACATTTTATATAATCAACTAACACAAGATATGAATTATATATGGCGAATTCTTTATATCAATTTTTTATAGTTTAGCAAAAAAATAATACGATATATCATAAGGAAAATAACAAAAAAATACGTTTTTAATATTTTCATATTTTGTTTATATTTCAATAAAAAATATAAACATTTTGTGATTATAATATATATTTATGTCAAATAATCAATTCAATATACAATTAATGATATCGAATTTAATAAATGATGTAAATGAGCTATCTATTATTGATATGTCCACAAACAAAACAGCAGAATCATTCAAAAAAAATGATATCAATGAACCGACAGAATTGAAAATAAAAGCAAAAACAACTAAAAAAAAGAAATCCAAGTCGTTAGAATTGAATGAGGATAATTATGGTCTCATAGAAATTCCTATAAAAGAATACAAATTAGATGAACTTAAAAAAGCAGCCAAAAAATACAGATTATTGATATCTGGTAATAAAACAGCATTAATAAATAGATTACAAATACATTTCAAACAAATCAAAAATGCTATAATTATACAGAAAAATTTCAGAAGATGGATTGTAAAAGCCACTTTTTCGTTAAGAGGTCCTGGTTTCAAAAACCGCAAATTATGTGTCAATGATACGGATTTCGTTACAATGGAACAATTAGATGAAATACCTAATGAAAATTTCTTCAGTTATATAGATAGCAAACAATTTGTTTATGGATTCAATATTACATCGATTATTCAAATGATTCGAACAAAAGGTAAATTCAATAATCCGTACAACAGAGAAGAGCTAGACAAAGCTACATTGAAAAATATCAAAAAACTATTTGTACTATGTTTGATTGTTTACCCTGAATTCAAAAATGAAAATGATTTTGATCGAAATCAATCAAATCGTACAACAAATAATACTATCGAGAACACAACTAGACATTATACAAATGAATTTAGAGGCAATAATGAAATAATTACGAATCGTTATAATAATTTAGTTCATGTAATACAAGAAAAACTCCGTGTTTTAAGAGAAAAAACCATTGAACAACGCATTACCGAATTGTTTATCGAATTTGACCATTTGGGTAATTATACAAATAGTTCCTGGTTCTCAACATTGGATGCTACTCAATATGTTCGTTTGTATAGATGTATACTTGATATTTGGAATTATAGAGGTCAATTATCTTATCAGGTAAAAAGCAAGATTTGTTTATTGGGGAATCCTTTTTCCGAAATAATGCCAAGAACATTTTTTACGAACGATTCTATTTCATATGAAAGAATTCGAAATGGATGTCTTACTATTTTTGAAAACTTGATTTATACCGGAATCGATGAAGAACATCGCAAATTAGGTGCTTTTCACGCACTTACAGCACTAACAGTAGTATCTCGGGATGCTAGACAAGCAATGCCATGGTTATATGAATCTGTAGTTTTTTAAACCAATGAAGAATTAAATCCGTACAGCGAATAATTCTTCAACTAAGTTACCATTGAAGATTTATTGTTTTGGAATAAATTTCAATTCTAAATCTGTTTTTGATAACAAATAGTTTTGAATAGAATTGCGATATTTGAAAATCAAATCATTAACACTATTTTGATATGTATATTTGTTTATAAAATGGTCTATGTCCTTTTTATATTTTTGAATATTTTTATCATGAATATTTTTATCATTTTGAGATTGTTTTGCTAAAATATTTTGCAATTCTTTTAACTTATTATATCTCAATTCAATAATTTTCTTTTTTATTCCATTTTTGTGTTCTTCATCTATTTTTGGTGGTATTGTTGTTGAAGCGGCAGCTGGCAATGAGGTTGGCATTAATAGATTTTTTTCATTTTCAGCTATTTTGGAATTAATTTCCGGAATGCTAGTTTCTTGTATTCCTTTCGATAATAGATATTTTTCTATATTTTGTATTTGTTTTATTCTTGATTCTGTAAATTCACTACCAATTATTGAAATCATTGAATTGTTATATGACTGAATCTCAGATGACTTATACAAAGCGATCGCGGCAGGCACAGCAATTGGTAAAATAACAAAAGAAACAATTTTATGTGTTAATGTTAATCCTGCTGCGAATGGCACTAGAGGCGGATAGACAATTGAAGCATAAAATATTACTTGAGTTGCTATTGTAAGTGTTCCATAAAATAAAGCTAACATTGGATTTTTTTTAGCAAACCGATATGCTCCTAATAATGAATCACGCAATACATCTCGCATTCCTCGGTCCCCCTCTTGAATACTTCTTGAAACTAATAAATTATCTTTATACATAGTTAAGAAAGAATTGAAATAAAACAAATACGTATATTTTTCTTTAATTTTAGGGTCACGTTCAGAAATGACTTGATATGCCATTGTTGGTATATGTGAAAAAGTTGTCAAAGTATTACTCAATATACCTCCTCCTATTTTCTTTTTCATTGTGCGACGTTTTGAACCTCCTTTTGATTTATATGAAAAATTTTTAATAGCATTATAGCTTTTTGAAAGTCCACTACTTGCCGATTTTCCCATATAACTAGCTGCTGAAAGCGCTCCTTTTTTTACTGATTTTAATACTTCTTTTGTAGATTTCAATTCATTCAATAGTTTCTGTTTTGCCATAACCACTTTTGCTTGATACATTATTTTTTTCGCAATTTCATCAGTTGGTTTTATATTATTCAAAGCTTCTTTGTATAATGTTCGAATCTTATAAATAAATAAATAAACAAACAATAAATATTTAAAAGAGTTGCCTTCTATTTTGATTTGTTGTAATAAATTATCATTATCAGGCTCAATAATATTGATTTCTTTTATATCGTTGAAAAAAATATCAAATACTTCCATTATTTTAGTATTTGTTTTTACTGGATTACTATCATTACCAGCTGCTTGTTCAATATCATCTCCGCCACCTATTTGCTCACCATTATTATCTTCAATATCTCTTTCATTATCAGTTTCTATCAATTGTTCTGCTAAGTCCTCTATATTTTCTTCTTCTTCTTTCAACTTATCTATAACAACATCTGGATTTTGTACTTCCGGAGCTGTTCCTTTGGATTGTTTAATTTCTACTGTCTCACCAACAATCGGTTTTGTTAAATCTTGTATTATTTTATCAAAATTAGTAGTTTCCTCTGATTTTTTAGTATCATCAAATAAATAGTGCGATTTTCCAAAGGATTTTGTCATGAAAAAATCATTCAATATATTACGTACATTATTGAATATATCATCTAATTCTTTGCCTAGATTTTTCAATTCTTCCTGATATAATTGTATTGTCTCATTTGTGTTATTCGCAGTATCAACATCGATATAAACATTATATAATACACAACAATTTATCATAAACAAAATATTCAATTCATTTTTTGATTCAATAGAATTGAGTATCCCAGCTGCTTTTTTCTGTTTATTCAATATATTTTGTTCCTCTTTTGTATACACAGGTGTTGTATTCACAATTTTTTCATTTCCTAAATTTTTAACCGAATTTGTATCAATTATTTCATCAGCGATTGGTAAATTTCTAAATATTGGATTTTCTACAACTGATTCGTTAGTGACCGATGGTGGTTTATTTGAAAAATTTGTAGCTTTTTTAGCTTTTTCTGTTAATGAGGACCAGAATCCTCCTCCTAATTTTTTAGACAATTTTCTGTCTTTTCTATTTTTTCGATATTTACGGTTTCTTTTGCTTTTATGCATTTATATATAATTTATATAAAATATTTTACATCTTTTTCAACATTTTTACATAATTTTACATAATATTTATATTTTGTAAAATATTATTATCTATTATCGAGTGTCAAAAACATATTATTAATTAAATAAATATATTTATTATAAAAATAACTTAAAAGCGTAACATACTATATTGTATAATAGCCAAGATGGTTAGAACTGTTAAATCCGCTGAAAAATCTCAAAGTGCTCCTGCCCCTGTTGTTGAATCAAAGTCAGCTGCCCCTGTCGCTGCTGCCGCAAAGCCTCGTGCTAAAAAGCCAAAGGCTGAAACCGCTGCTGTTGCCCCTGCCGCACCAGCAGTTGATGTTGCCGCTGCCCCTGTAGTAGCTGCCTCTGATATTTCTCTTGTAACATCTATACTAACTGAGTTTGGTGCTAAATTACAACAACTTGCCAGTGTTTTCAACACCATCAAGAACGATTTCAAGACTCTTGAAAAATCAGTCAACAAGGAGGTCAAGATCGCACAAAAGGCTTCATCCAAGAAGCGCAGAAACAATGGCAACAGAAAGCCATCTGGTTTCGTCAAGCCAACCCTTATCAGTAACGAACTTGCCGAATTCTTAGGTAAGACAATTGGTACTGAAATGGCACGTACTGATGTCAGTAAGGAAATCAACGCTTACATCACCGCTCATGGTCTTCAAGATAAGAAGAACGGTCGTCAAATCAATGCTGACGAAAAGCTAAGTAAGCTTCTTAGACTAAGTAATGAAGACGTACTAACTTATTTCAACTTACAAAGATACATGAAGCACCACTTCATCAAAACCGAGGTTGTTGCCACTGCTTAGATTTGTGAACAAAACCAACAAAATCAACAAAACCATAAAAATCTACAAAACCATAAAACCGCTATAAATATTTTTCTATATGAAAAACATTTATTTACTAGATATATTCATACGAAAACTATATAAATAATAATTATTTATTATTTATATACATGTCAGGTCTGGATAACATTGATTTTAATATTATCGATGATGATAAAGAATTATTCTCGAATAGTAATCAAACGTCACTTGGTAACAATGGATTGAAAAACACAGAAGTAGACAAAAGTTCTCCATTTGACGAAAGAATAAAAGAATATTTATCTACTAAAAAACCTTGTGTATATTTATTAACTCCATGTTTCGCTAGTTTATGCTATGTCAATTATGTACATTCGTTAATGAGTACTATCGATATGTTCAGAAAATACGGAATAAAACTAAGAGTTGAATTTTGTAAAAATGATAGTTTAGTATCAAGAGCGAGAAACAATCTAGTCGCACGTGCTATGGCTGATAAGGAAATGACACATATTATGTTTATTGATAACGACCTCGCTTGGAATCCAATTGATATTATAAAACTATTGGTTGCCGACAAACCATTAGTTGGTGGAGTTTATCCGCTGAAAAATTACAATTGGTCTGATTTATTGAAAGATGCTACCAATCCTTATAATTCGAATATTGTTCAATCTTGGTTACAAAAGAAAAATCAATCTCAATTCAAAGACATAATTGACGATGAAAGTATGTTACAATATCGTTTATTAAAATACAACATCAATTATCTCAATAGCACATTGAGCATTGACCAAAACTTGGCAAAAGTAAAACATATTGCTACTGGGTTTATGATGATTAAGCGTCCTCTTATTGAAAAAATGTCGATGGCATTTCCATCCACTAAATATGTTGATGATGTTGGATTTTTAAGTAAAGAAGAAAATGAATATGCTTATGCTTTGTTTGATTGTGGTGTTGAAGAGGGTCATTATTTTTCTGAGGATTGGTTATTTTGTCATAGATGGAGTAAAATGGGTGGAGAAATTTTCATAGACGTCTCCATAAATCTTACTCATACTGGTATTGAAGACTATAAAGGTTGTTATTTAGCATCGCTTATATAGAGAAATGTGTATTTTATATCCATGAATATTTGAAACGGGAATTGTACCATTTCAAATATTCATACAGACGCCCATAGGGTGTCCCAATTGAAATCTTCGCATGTTTAAATGCTGACTTTTTTAGTTTTTTTTAAATTTTCTAGATTTTCTAGATTTTCTAGATTTTCTAGATTTTCTAGATTTTCTAGATTTTTGTTTTCTTTTTCCACCACTATAAATTTCATTAGTGTTATTACATTCACTCCAACCTTGTCCAGGTATAGTGTTTGTTAAAGGGCACTTTCCGTTCGCATTTGGATTTGTTATCCAATAATGATCTATGCAGGTGTTATGAAATTTATGTCCATCACTACAAAGTCTACAATCATTAGTATCTGTTATATCGTTAAAACAAATGACACATTTAGCAACTGTTATTTCACTTTTCATTTTTGATATTTCTTCATCTGTATAATGGTACTCTATTTCACCGTTATTAATACTTTTCACATTTCTTTCTTCCATTGTATTACCACCATTATGTAAATCTGGCCTATAATTTTCATTTATCAAAAAACCATGTTTGATAAATCTTGCACTTGGTCTTTTTACCATTGTATATATAAAGTAGATATTTATTACAAATAATTTGATATAAAAATATTTTGTTATATCAAAATAAAACAAAATGTCGTGCGTTATTCCTATGGATACTATAAAATACACGGTTGATTTTATTGACTCGATTGAAAATCGGCATGAGTATAAATTAATTATTTTGATTATAGCATCACATAACTCACATTATGAACATTTCAAAGAGTGTTGGCAAAAATATATGAATATTTTCCCCGATGTTCGTTCTTTTTTTCTATATTGCGACCCAACCATCAATTATGATATCATTGTCGATAATGATTCCATTACATATAAATATGAAGAATGGTATGAACCCGGTATTTTATATAAAACAATTGCTGGTATGAATATTTGTGATAAACATTTCGATTATTCGTATTTGTTGAGAACAAATCTATCATCCTTTGTTCATATACCTAGATTATTGTCATTCTTAGAAAACCAATCCACTACTGAGTATGTCGCCGCTAAACAAAATATATTTAGAGAAGGAATTGGTTTTATATCCGGCGCAGGCTTTATAATATCCAAAGATATCACCAAAAATATACTTAGACATGTTATTGATGAAAACTGTATAACTGATGAGATTCGATTACAACCAGACGATGTAGCGATTACCAATATAATCAAACGATTTCATACTAATTATTTTGATACTTTGGATAGATATGATTGTGAAAGTTTGATTGATGTGAACGCAATCGATGAAAAAATTTTTCATATTCGTAATAAAACCGAATGGATTTATAATCATCGAGAAATAGATATGAAAAATTATACAGCATTGATACAATACTTTTATAATTTATAATCGAATCAACTAACATTTATTCTTTCGTTTTTTTGTATAGTTTTTACACCTTTGAACATTTATACCAGTGAAGATTTGAAACCGCACCCCGTAGGGGTGCTATGGTTCAAACTGTAACTGGTAACTTAGTTGAAGTTTCATCCGCTGTACGGATTGAAATCTTCAACGGTGTAAAACGCCCATTATAGTGGTTTATTTTTTTTGAATTAATCATGTGAAATCCGCAAAGAACTAACAGTTTTATTCGAATTATTTATTTTCTTTCTTATTACTTTATTTTTCTATAAATCCTATCGGTTTCATACATAAATTACATGTTTGCTTGTTCCCCATTCGTCTATATAAATGACATCGTAATATTTTCTTAATTCATGATTAAATTATTATTATTATATATATATGGAAAGTATTTTTGAAAAAATTAAAAAAGTTTTTCCAGAAAATGAAGGATATGTTATTACAAAATATATAAAACAAAAAAACTGTAAAAAAAACTGTTTTAGTATATATTCAAAAGGTGAAAATTGTTTGACAGTATCAGTTTCAGAAAAAAAACATATGGTAATATATTTTTTAAGTAAATGTGGCATTAATTCAGGAACTAGTTTATTACAAAAAATAGATGAATTAGCAAAACAAATACCAGAAATTGAATATATTGAATTAGATGATCATTCAACAATACTTTTAAATAATATTAAAATAGATTTAGCTTTTTATAAAATTTTAACAACTGGAGAATCTTGGTATAATTGTTCTGGATATGTTTCAGATAATTATGCAAATGAAGAAAAAGAAAATGAAAAATTACGTCAACAATTATTAACGCTAGAATTAATAGATTCATGTAAAGATAAATTATTGACGGATTTTATCGAACACCTAGAATTGTTCGAAGAACAAATCGGCGACAAAGATATGTTTGACGCTGATAATATCGAAAATAATGAAAAACAGAAAATGGTAGAAGAAAAAATTGAACAAGTAAAAAAAAATTTAGTTGATCAATTTCCTTTTATAAAAGATGGAATAACAATAGAGATTTTTTTTGAATATATTGAAATAAACAAAAAATTGATTGATGACAGACAAACTAAAACATTAAAAGACTTAATTGAAATAATAGGTGTTCTTATAAATTATAATAGGAATTTGAAAAAAACAATTGGAAATTCTAACAACACGAATACTTGTACTATGGTGGGTGGTGGAAAAATAAAAAACAAAAAACAAACAAAAGATAACCAAAATGAAACTAGGGAATATGGAACATGGAAAGACGGTTCTTCTGTATACAAAGATAAAAATGGATATTATATTTATAGTATTAGATATGACGACGATGAAAATAGCAAAGGTGAAGAGTATAAAAAGTATTTAAAAAATTGGAAACCTACAGGAATACTTTATTTAGATGAATCAAAGGGAGGACCTGGGAAATGGAGTTCTAAAAAACCTATTGTAGACAAAAAAAATAAAACGTTGAAATATAAAAATAGGCCATCTCCACCATATCCAGCAAATGATTGGTGTGGTAAAAATAAAAAAGGAAATGATGGTAATATATATACAAGTAAAAAAAATAAAAATGGTGTTTGTAGATGGGTTAAAGTGTAAAACTACTCTTTCGGGAAGATAAGTATGTTAATCCGTGAAATTCGCAATTATCCTTTACATATTTTTTGTCCTCTATAATGGGCGTTTTACACCGTTGAAGAATTCAAATGGGACACCATTTGATTCTTCAACTAAGTTACGAGTGACGACTTCAAATGACGCTCCGGTGGAGCGTCCCATTTTAAATCTTCGCGGGTATAAATGTGCAAAGTATAGGACATCTTTATCGTATTCCATTTTATTATTTATATATTTCAATTATATTATTATTTTTTCATAACAAGAAGGTTTTTCAATATCAGTTTCTAATATTCGAAAACACAAATCCCTCGTTCCCCATGATATTTTTGATCGCATCCATATTCACGGGTTTTTCCTGGATTTCTATATTACTCCATTTTTCCAAATCAATTTCATAATTTATTTGGAACATTTGATATGTATGTAATAATTTTTTGAAATTTTCTATATAACTTGTATTTTTCATCAACCAAACATAAAATTCCAATGGTTTTACTTCGCTTTTTCTACAAATTTCTAGATACCTATTGTATTCATGATATAATTTAATCGTTTGTAACAAGGATGTATTCGTTTTTATATTATAATCGGTTCCCGACAAAACCATTATTTCTATGAAATTCTTCTTCGACATTTCTAATTCGTCCAATATTGATTCTGTATCATATAACATTGCTGTATGATTTGTTAGACTTATGTTTCGTATTACATAAGAACAACCATATAAAAACATATCCATGTCATCACTAACACATCCCCATGCCTTTTCTTTATTTACCAAATAAGCACATAGTTGGTCTGCTTCTGATGGAGCATCATAATAAACTATTCCATACGCATCCATCAATTGTTTGACTTGGGCAATATCATTATCTGTAATTCTAGTGAATTGCCTTTTCAAATTTTCCAATTCTGTCATTAGTTCTTTTTTTTCTTCTTCTGTCATATTATTCATTGACATATCCGATAAAACTGATTTTAGATTCATATATTTTTCTTCCGCATTTTTCTTTTCTATACACCGTTTTATCAATAATTCTTTTTTTTCTATTGGCGGTTTTCCATCGAATACAAATATTGGTTTTATTTTGTATTTTTTCAATATTGATATAAACAAATACATGTTCTCCATCAAAGCGTTTTCATTTACAAATTTGTATAAATAAATACTAGTATCAATGACTATTGTTTTGTTTTCCAAAAATCGTAAATGTATTTTATTGATTGACTTACGACTACATTTATCCAACAAATATCGATTCAAATAACGGATTCCCATTTTTATAGTTTTATTTACAATAATGCAAATTCAAATTATAAATTATCAATTTTTTGAAATTTAGAAATGCTCTATATACTATATAGAAAAATCTAATTATATATAAATCAAGAGATAGTCATGTCTTTTCATCGAACTGAAGACTCGCAATACTTAAACCATTTTATCAACAAAAAATTTCTGAACAATGTTTCTGTTATCAGGTTCTCAAACAAATCAAAATCGGTATTGGAAAAATTATTGAAAACAATCGCGTTCGGTAATATTGAATATAAAAATGCGGATATAAAATCGCAATGGATACCGATTGGCGATGATAATGTTTTTCCAAGAGGTTATAATTATAACTATTGTAAAGATAATATAAAACACGAAATCGAGAACATGAATAAGATTTCTTGTATTTATACAATCAAAATAAAAGATAGAGAATTCCAGATTTCTTTCGTTGCACCGAATAATTTTCCCAATGTCGAGAACTATTTTGAAAAATCCATTCGATTAGTCTATTTTTGGTTGTATTTAGCATGTAATTATTCTCCTTCTAAATGTTCTCATAAAATCAATATTTATTTATATTTTACACACCTAAAAAAATATTTACCCACATCTGGATATTATATTGACCAAAGTCATGCGAATACTGCTTTCACTACTTCTTGTAAAACTATTACAGAAATCAACATATTTCGACATGAAGAATGGTTCAAGGTTCTCATTCATGAATCTTTTCATTGTATGGGTCTGGATTTCTCTGAATATGAGCAAACCAAAATTGATAAACATGTATTATCTATTTTCCCCGTAAATTCCGATGTCCGCTTATTTGAAACTTATTGTGAAATGTGGGCAGAAATTATAAACACATTAATTATTTCTTTTGTTTCCTACAAAAATTTTGATGATATTGAGAACATTACAATTGAACATACAAATAAAATGATTAAAAATTGTGAAAAATTACTTATGGTTGAACAGACATTTTCATTATTCCAATGTGCCAAAGTTCTCAAATTCTTCGATTTAGATTATAATGATTTGTACGAATTACATTGTAAATTCAAACGTGACTCGAATTACAAAGAGGGTACTCATGTATTATCATATTATATTTTGAAAAGCATATATATGTTCTATGTAAATGAATTTGTTGAATGGTGTTCTAATCATAACAATTCTGGTATTATTAATTTCAACAAACAATCAAATCTTGTTGAAAATAATATGTATGAATATTTTTTATTTATTCGAGAACATTACAAAAATCCGGAATTCATTAGTGCTGTAAATGGTATGTCATCATGGTTTCATAAAACACAAAAGAAACTATCCAAATCTTTGAGAAATACAGATAAATTCGAATTGAAAACATTACGTATGTCGATTCATGAAATTATATAATTATCCGGTTCTCAATTCTCTTCTTAAATTCATCAATAAATTATCCGTTTCTGGTTCTCGACCTCTTACAAAATGAACTAATTTGGCATTTTTCGTTTCCAATAATATATTTTTTAAATCTAAATTTTGATTGAATTTGGCAGTTATAGCTGATTTTCGTTCTTCATCACTACGCGTATTTACACCTATTTCAAAGAAATCATTATCTATACGTATGCTCTTATCACGCAATATTCTATCTTTTGTTTTACCTGTTTTGCCTCCGGCTATACGAGCAATAGTTATATCCGTAGCTATATCACTATTGATATCTTTATCACGGTTTGGATTATCTAAAGCAAATTTCAAATAAAAATCTGGGAACCCTTTCTTGAATTGAGAACCTAAATAATAATGTTCCACTGTTTGCCATCGATGACCATCTACTGTAATTGGTGCTTCCCATGAATCGTCTAATTTTCTACGCCAATCGTTTGTTTTATTCAAACGTATAAATTCGGATATCCTTTCATCTGGTATTTTTTCACCAGAACCTTTGCCTGGTGCGGGAGTATGATTCGAATTTGAATGAAACATAAATACCGTTTCTTTATCATATAATTCAGAGTTCAAATATTCATCCTCATTTTCAATCGGTTCACCTTCATTTGCGTCTAATCCTAGAGACGTTTTCATATTACGAAAATCTTGTATAAGATAATATGGTCCAGCGTTTTTTTCCATACATTTTTTTATGATAAGCACTTTTACAGCATGTGGTATTTCATTGAATTTGAATATTCTCTTTTCTTTATAAGTTATCAATTTATAATGATTTCCTGTATATGAAACGATAATATAATAATCTGGTACATATTGTCCCTGTTTTTCCAAATCACTATCATTCAATTGACCACAGTTCATTACCGAATCTAAATCGCCATTTTTATAGGATTCCTCGGACAAAATAATTACTTTTATGTTCAAATGATTCTCTAATGTAGACACTGCCCATGTATCTGCCCAAAAATCACGAGTCAAAATGAATTCACGGAATTTTTCGAAATTATCGATATTTTCCATAAAATCGAATTCTTTCAACAATTCGGCTGTTTCTTTTTTTTCTATATTCAGTTTTTTGTATTTTTCTGCCAACAAATTCGCCTCTTCTAATATTGTATTATCTTCACTTTTATTGACTGTGTTTTTGATACGTGTCTTCAATTGAGATATTTGTTTCTTTATCAATTTGATTTCTGATTCTTTTGTTTGGTATTCGCTATAAAAATTCATATACAATGTTCTATATTGATTGAATATCGTTTCTGTAGCATATTTTGATAGCAATGCCCTTAATTTATCAACGGTTGTGTATTTACCAATTTGATTGAAAGCATCTATCAAAGTATAAAAAAAACAATCCCCTTTTCCGTCGTTATCTATCATACCGTATTCTTTATCGTTCATGAATTTTTCAATCCATTGATTTCTTAATATCAATTTATCCGAGGTTTTTTTGGTTTCGTCTGTTGAAAAAATACCATCCTTCAATTTTTCATCTGTTTTTTCCATAATTTCGGATATCCTTTGTTTTGGGATATTCAAACTAAAAACATCGTCTTGTTCCGGTAATTCTTCTATTTCTATGATATCATCTACCTCTTTTTCCAATTGTTTTTTTTCTATTTTTTCAAATGAATCGTCGTCGATTTGTTCGTTTTCGTTTTTATATTTCTCCATTATTTTTTGTAAATGGTTTTCGGAGATAGTAATAATTATTTTTCCTTTGGATAAATCAACATCCGCATTTTCGTCATCATCATCATCATTATCCATGGAATTGATGACATTTTCTTTTTCGATTTCGAAAATACCGATTTTTGCTACGGTTTCATTTTTCATTATCAAATAAATGAAAAAATATATAATACCATATTTTTCTGATTTATCATATTTTGGTTTACCTAAAGCCATTATAATTGGTATATTGTATAATGAATATTCATATAGTGATGAGGAATGGTCTTCGTCTTCACTATCCATATTGTTATTATTCATATATAAAACGTCTTTTTTTAACATTGACTTTATCATTTTATAATATACATATTTTATTTATTTTTATTTCCATTTTCAATATTATAAATATTCATTTTTATAATATTTTTGATAGTATTATAAAAAAAGTCATTCTTATGGACAATTGGATATATTCAATTCTTCACTGACTTGTCATTTTTTTTGAAAAAATCCAAAATATCCATATATTTAAATATTGCTCGACTTGATATACTTTTATGTTCTTTTGCCTTGTATTGTGAGCATTTTACTATATTTGATTTTATATTATCCCATTTGGGTACATCAACAAATTCGGCAACCGACATTGTCGAGAAAATAAAAATGTTTTCTGTAATTTCATCCACTTCATTCGTCTTGTTATCCAAATCAATATATTCAAAAATTAGGTTTTGTAATAATAAAATAATATCGAGAACTTTTTCTTTTTCTATTATTTCTTTTTTCATCAAATTAATGATAAAAGCAGACATTGCTTTACGTTTATCGTTAAGTTTATTGTTTTCACAGTATTTGTTATAATCTTCATTTGAATCCACATATTTTATTTGTTTGATACTATCTAGATATTGGTCTAAATACTTTGTTATTATTTTGTTGAATATTTCAAATCTATCTATTAGTTCTTTATATAAATTCGCATATATCTCAGAATAAAATTTATTGTTACTAGCTATATCAAATATAGCATTTGCCACTTTATTCAATTCAATGTTTTCTTCTTGAGATTTTACATCCGTTTGGTCCTCATCGTCTATTGCTCTCGTTCTCACAGCATTATCTAATTCTGTAATACAATTCATTATCGTATCACGATGTGTTTCATAATTTTTATTGGAAATTTTGTTCAAACTTGTACGAATATCATTGATTGTTTTTTCGATACCCTCTTTTTTCTCTATTTTTGTAGGTCTACATGTCGGTAATTTTTCCCATGTTTGTTCAAATGTATTTTTACTGCGTTTCAAATTAAAATTATTTGGGTCTTTATGTTTGAATTCACGCCCGTTTCTATCACTATCGTACGTTTTCTTTTTTTCTATTTGTTGGTTGGTTGTCTCTATGACACCCAAATCTGCTGTTAAATTCTTTATTATTGTGATAACACTTTCTGGCAAAACATAATCATAACCATTCGAACTAATATTGTTATAATCTTCTAAATTATAATATACCATTTATCCGCTGTGATTCAATGATTATCTATATTATCTATCTATTTGTATTTATATATTTTATACGAATTATTTACATATTTGTTCCTCGCGTTTGTATATTGAATATAAAATCACAATCATTTTTATTAGAATGCTAAGTTTTTTATCTCTATTATCTGGAAAACTCATGTCAAATGCTACATCTTTGAATGGTTCTGATACACAAAAAGACGAAAAAGATGTTTTAGATGATTGTTCTCAAAATGATAAAACGGTTCGCGATGATAATTTTGAAATCACCAATTTCAAATTACCAATTGAATATTTAGAGCCACATGAAATACATTCATTATCCAATGTGGTTTCGAATGATTTAGAATTATCCAATAACCAAGAGGGTTCCAATAAATCTATCTATGAATATGCTTTCAAACCTAACCATATATTTTCTAAAAAAATGATATCGAAATGGAACTCAAAATATACAACCAATACAGATTTTTTGAATGATACACAAAATATATTGAAATCCATTCATAACTATAAATCCGAAATGGTAAATGCGAAACACTATGTGAATTGTGATAAACTTATCAAAATATGGAAAGATGTCAAACAAGACGAATCTTTCATGGAAAAATACAATTTTATTGAATGGAATATATTGAAACATTTGAACTATTCAGAATCATTCTTACAATGTTTTTCTGTTATTAATATTTTATCACCATTGATTAGTCTTATTATACCTATCATTTTTTTGATTTTTCCATTCTTATTATTGAAATTACAAAGAATTCCTATTACTTTTAGTGTTTATTTGGATGTTCTCAAAAGTATTGCCAAAAATCATTTTATTGGTAAAACATTGATGAATATTCAGTCATTAAGTTGGGATAAAATCATTTATATTTTGATTACATTTTCATTATATGTTCTACAAATTTATCAAAATGTAATATCTTGTTATCGTTTCTATAATAATGTTCAAAAAATGAATGATTATTTGTATGAATTACGTGATTATACTAAATATTCTATTGATAGCATGGAGACTTTTGCGAATATCATAAAAGATTATGACACGTATTCTCCTTTTTATCAAGAATTGAAATTAAACTGTCATTATTTACAATTATTCAACAAACAATTGAATTCTATTACTCCTTTCCGGTTCTCTGTTGGTAAATTTTCTAGTATTGGTTATATGTTGAAATCTTATTACGAATTTTATTCGAACAAAACATACGAAATTGCTCTACAATTTTCGTTTGGTTTTGAAGGGTATATGAATAATTTATTGGGATTACATAGTAACATAACTGGTGGTTTCATATCCTATGCTGACTTCGAAGAAGACGCAGTAACTGACTTTAAAGACCAATATTATCCTCCACTTATGGATGAATTGCCTGTTAAAAATTCGTGTAAATTCGATAAAAATATGATTATTTCATCACCTAATAAATCCGGTAAAACCACGATATTGAAAACTACTACTATCAATATTATTTTTACTCAACAATTCGGTTGTGGTTTTTATAAATCCGCCAAACTGACTCCTTATAGTCATATTCATTCTTATTTGAATATTCCTGATACTTCTGGTAGAGATAGTTTATTCCAAGCCGAGTCTAGGCGGTGTAAAGAAATTATTGATAATATTAAATTGAATTCGGGGGCGAAATGCCGTCATTTCTGTATTTTCGATGAATTATATTCTGGCACAAATCCAGAAGAGGCGTCGAAAGCCGGTCATGCTTTCTTGAAATATTTGAACGGGTTCTCCAATGTTGATTATATTTTGACTACACATTACTTTGCTATTTGTAATAAATTCAAGAAATCGAAACAAGTACAAAATTATAAAATGGAAGTGAATGTATCGAAAGATGGGGGGTTTGAATATACTTATAAAATCAAAAAAGGTATATCGAAAATCAAAGGTGGTATCCGTGTTCTCAAAGATATGGATTATCCCGACGAAATTATTGATACGATTGAGAACCAATAGTTTGGGTTTTGATTATTCATAATTATCATATGATATTTATGAATTTTTGTTTTTATTATGGTGATACTACCCAATCAATATAATCTATATCAATGTTTTTAGGACCGCTAGAATTATTTTTTATATATATATATGGTCTCAATTGTGAAGTTGTATCAACAACATTTGTAGTTTCTTTATGAACTAATGTTCTATTGGTTACACCTAACAATGTAATATAAAAACTCGGGTATCCCAATGAATCAAATTCTATTTCAAATAATACCCATTTGGTATCAAAAGCACTATTCAAAGCTGTTACTCCAAAAGTACTTAAGTTTTTTTGACTTGTGTTATTAACATAACATTCCCATTTATTTGGGCTAGCAGATGAAACCGTAGAATTATAATACCAACTAGCTGATGCGGTTGGAGTTGTTATATTACTGCTAATTCCTATATGCGTGGTATTCCTACCGACAGCAGTATCAGGAAACGGTCTAACTAGATATCTTATTGATTTTAATTTTGTAGAAAAAAACCATATAGATTGTTGTAATGATAACATTGCGCTATTAGTTGAAGTAGTTGTATTTAATTTTAATATACCAACATGTGAAATATCCGATGCTATTGCTGTTATTGTTCCTCCTGATGTTAAAGTAGTAACCCAATTGAAATTACCACTTACATCACCTCTTATCCAATCCTCACTATAAAACCTATATCCTTCTGATAAATCAAACCCTGCGTATTTATTCATGTACGATTTATTAACTAAATCATATGAATTACTCGCATCCACATAACATGATGGTTGATTTTGTATTACTAAATTTTTCGTTATTAAACTGTTTGAAGTTGTATTAAATGATAAATCTTTATTATCATTTTGATATAATGATACATAATAATTAGAATTTGCGGTTGATTGTTGAATGGTTTGTGGTGTATTTGGTGTATTTGATTTATTTAATAATGTTGCTATTTGATTTTTTATTAAAACATCTTTTTGAAGAGCTTTTATTTTTTTACTAACAATTGGCATTTTATATATAATAACAATAATATATTATATATAAGTATTCGTGAATCTATCCTCTAGTCATATTAGTATATAACCAATCTACATAATCTACATCGAGCTGTTTAGAAGCTCCTGTAATACTATTTATATACACAAATGGTCGTATCAATGTTGTTGTTGTGACTGCTGTTGTATTTTCCCTATATACAAGTGTTCTAGCGGTTGTTCCTTGTAAAGTAATATAAAAACTCGGGTATCCCAATGAATCAAATTCTATTTCAAATACTGCCCATTTATTATCAAAATAATCGTTCAATGGTGATGCTGCGTCAATGCTCGATAGACTATATTTTATACTTCCATTTACAATACATTCCCATTTATTTGTACTGGCAGTTGTTGCTGTGGCATTATAACGCCAAGCTGCTATATTTGTGGAAGAGGCAAGAGTATCTCCTATACCCAAATAGATTACAAGACTACCTAAATTGTTATTTAGCACAGGTCTAGCTACAAATCGTAATGATTTAATTTTCGATGAAGAATAACCTATATTTGCGTTAAGTGATAAAGCAGCTGATGAATTCGCAACACTATTCGCTGTATTTAATCTTACTATGCCAATATGTCCTGCCTCTGAAGTTTGTGATGTAATCGTGCCACTACTTACTAGTGTTGAAACCCATCTTAAACTACCACTTACATCACCTGTCAACCAATCATCACATAGCCATCCTTGTGTATAATCGCCTACATATTTATTTAAATGTGCTTTATTGATTAAATCATATGAATTACTTGCGTCCGCATAACATACAGGTGGATTTTGTATTGTTAAATTTTTTAACGTTAATGTGCTTGTATTAGCATTATATGATAAATCCGCATTTACATTTAAACTAGAAGAACCAGACGACACTGATATTAATGGTACAAAATATGTTCCGTTCGATACAACGGGAACATTTGAAGACGTGTTCAAAGATACAGTGCTTGACTGTGCTGATAAGAAAGTTGTTAATTGATTATTCGTATAAGTTAATTGGTTTCGAACCGCTG